AAGTGAAGAACGCGATGGGATGGAAATGAGCGAAGGCTTCACTGAGGTCTACAAGCTCTTGCGCTGCGGAGACAAGGCTATAGAGTTCCTCAGGAGTGATCCGCGCAACGATTCCCGTTTCACTGTGCTCCAGGGAGCCGTGCGCAGCGGGAAGACTTGGGCGATGATGGCCAAGTTCCTGGGCCTGTGCGCCTACGATGTAAAGGGCCAGCGGCTGTTGACTGGCGCGACAAAAGAAACCGTCTTCCGCAACGTTCTCAACGACTTGTTCGATCTCGTCGGAACCAGCCGCTACACCTACAACCGGCAATCTGGGGAACTGTCGATACTCGGGACGAAGTGGGTAGTGATGGGTGCGAAGGACGAAGGCTCTGAGCGGAACGTCAGAGGAATGACGGTCGGCATTTGGTACGCGGACGAGGTCGTCACTTACCCGGCCAGTTTCATCAACATGGCGCTGAACCGCATGTCTCCGACAGGGGCGAGGGCTTACTGGACGACGAACACGGATTCTCCCTACCACCACGTGAAAGAGATCATGGACCGATTGGTGAAGAACGGAGACATGCGCGTGATCGAGTTCGGGCTAGACGACAACCCGCATTTGGATGAAGACACGAAGGCTTTCCTGCGGCGTTCGTATACGGGCGTGTTTTATCAGCGGTACATCCTCGGCCTGTGGATCGTAGCCGAGGGAGCAATTTATGGGAGTTGCTGGGACGAAAATGCCCTCTGCTACGATGGGCCGTGTCCGGTTGGTCAGGGTGTCGGGGAGGAAACCATCGCCGTAGACTGTGGCGTTGCCCACCCGCAAGTCTATCTGGCCGTGATAGATGACGGGGACACGGTATGGGTTGACCGCGAGTACGTCTGGGAGTCGAGCGAGACGATGCGCCAGAAGACGGACGGGCAGTACGCGGATGACCTGGAAGACTTCATGAAGGGTGGCAACCGCGCAGGCGCTCCCGGTCATCCGCTGCCACATGCCCTTGTGCTGGTCCCTCCAGAATGTGCTTCGTTCGAAGCCGAGCTGACTCTGCGCGGCATCTGGCACACGGACGCGGACAACGAAGTGGCCGACGGGATACGCATGGTCAGTTCGCTGATGGCTCTGAGGAAGATCAAGTTTTCCAGGGAACGCTGCCCGAAGACGATCTCGAAACTTCCAGCTTATGCTTGGGACGACAAAAAGGCCCGACGCGGGGTCGAGGAACCGGTCAAGCAAAAAGACGACGAATGCGATGCCGTGCGCTACATGGTGAAAACGAGGATTCCGAACTGGAGAATCGTAGGCAAGGCCGCGTGACCGTCGCCCACCTGGCGCTGTTCTGCGACTGCGGATGGATGCTGATCTTGGGTAGAATAGGAACGTACCACTGCAAGAACCAGCGTTGCGAGCACTTCCTGGAACCTGTTACCGTGGAGATACAGGCCGAACGGCATGAACTGTCTACAGCTTAACGGTTACACAGAATCCTCGCTGTTGGTTAATTTTTAATGGTCTGCCATCGTGAACGTTCGTAATGAGATTGACATCGGTTACAGAGTAGCCATCGGTCAGAGCAATGAGACGGCCAGCCAAGCGCATGAGGAATTTGCGCATGTTGATAGTCTGCCAAGGTTTATGACCATCAGTGCATACTTTATTTCGCGAAAGACATTCGCAAGCCGGACAAAAATATGCGTGATCTAACGGCAAATTTACAGTTTTGTTTTTCATTGTTTCGCTCCGTCTTTGAACCCGCAGGCTTTGCACGTCCTAAAGCCGTGCTTGCAAGTCTTATCGCCGTGTGGTGCCGTTTCCTGATGACTGACCCATGTATTAGGCCCGACTTGCTTAAAGTTTCCCATGCCAGAACTGGCAGCGGCGAGAACTTCGATTATCCAATCTCTTTGCGTCTTGTCTGCTTTTGCCGCAGCATAGTTAATCTCGCGAAGCCATTCTTTAGTCACGTTTTTAACGAGAAGGCTAGACATTTGATGACCTCGAAAAATCTGGACTGTCGGCATCTTGAACGCCAGTGCATCGTAGATTGTCGAATCTGTAATCATCACCAGTTTCAGCAACCAAATAGCGAATTTTCCCATGACTGTCGTTAGCTGTAGCCCGGATATCCCAATTGCTGTTCTTGTCCTTCGTTCCCATTTGTGTCGATTTAGCCTCGACACGGTAGAATCTCTTGTTTTTATAAGCGACTATGTCGACACCAGAAGATGAAACATTTCTGTACACTTCGTAACCGCGCAAGAGGAGGTCAGCACAAATCCTTAATTCACCTGCTGCCCCCGTATGTTGCTTGCTTATGGTGCGTTGTTTAGTCATGGTTACTATTCTAACCTTTCTAACCTCAAAAGTAAACTAATGAACTGGCAACAGTCTAAACGCGCCGCCGAGGAATACGCGAAGTTGCTGTTCGAGATCGCTCAGCGCTCGTTCCGCGTGCCGCTCGTGGACAGAGAACGGTTCCTCGACCTGTGGAGCTGGCAAGCGGCGGAGCGGATGGTCCTCCAGCGCCTCCACGACACGGCGCGGACCTGGCGCCAGGCGAGCAGGGAAGTGATGCGCGGGCGCGACATCTACCGGATGCTCCAGGCGGAACTCCAGGGGCCGGTAGGTGACAGGGTTCGGGAGCTGGTCGAACAGAACGCCTTGCTGATCAAGACTCTGCCCGAGAACGTGGCGCTGATGGCGTCGAAAGAGCAACAGAGGCGAGCGGTAGAGGGCCAGCGTCCCGCGGACGAGCCATCGCTGCTGAAGCACATCGCCCGCTGGCAGGCGCGCAGGATCGCACGGACCGAGACGGCCAAGGCGCAGTCGGCGCTGACGCAGGCGCGGTCTGAGGAGTTGGACCTGAACTGGTACGTGTGGCGGACTTCGCAAGACGAACGGGTGCGTCTGTCCCACCGCAAGATGCAGGGCGTGCTGGTCAGTTGGAATGATCCACCCTCGCCGGAACGGCTGCTCGGAGAGAAGAATCCTCCCGCTCCGTACAACAGCGGAAACATTTGGAACTGCAGGTGCTACAGCGAACCGCTGCTTAGGCTTGAGCAGGTCGAATGGCCGCACAAAGTGTTCAGGTCGGGAGCCATCCGGATGATGACCTTGGCCGCTTTCCGCCGCATCGCCGGCGTGGAGCAGATGGCGGTGGCCGCGTGACGCCTTTGGTCACCGTCTTGCTCTGCCACAGGAACATTCGCGAATTGGCCCGTACTCTGGCCATCCCTTCGTATCTCTCGCAGGACTATGAGGACCGCGAGTTGGTGGTTGTGGACTCCGGAGACGAGCCGATCGCCGACCTGCTGACCGGCATCGACCACTGCCGCTACTTTCCGTTTCCCGGAAGGAACTTGAGCGAGAAACGGAACTTTGGCGCGAAGGTAGCTTGTGGGGAATACATCGTTCACTTCGATGCCGACGACTGGAGCGGACCGCACCGTATATCAGACCAGGTTGCCCTGATGCAGAACGGCGCCGAGGTTGCGGGATACGACCGCGCATACTGGTACGATTTCGCATCCAAGAAGGCCAGCTACTACCGTGGTTACATCTGGGGGGCGAACCTGATCTACCGCACGGATTACGCTTTGACTCATCCGTGGGACGAGAAGTGTCAGTTCATCGAAGACGCGGCGTTCATCAAGCCAGCGCGGGATTCGCGCGCGATAGTCACCAAGGACGGCGATGGGAACTTCGTGGCCACGTTGAACGACCGCAGCACGAAGCGGAATCCAGGCGAAGCAAACTGGCCATCCGTTCCGGTTGGTCAGTTGCCGGATGGTTTCAGGAAGGCGGCGGGCCTGTGCTGAAACTCATTCAACTCGCGTTCGGCTTCCTGGTGGTTTGCTCGAAGTGCGGCCGCGAATTCGGCAAAGTCCACAGCCGCCGGGAAGCCTACTGCCGCGCTGGCGAATACATCCATGATTGCAATGGTTGAAACCGTCAAAGGTGACAGGGCGATGAGCGCGACTATCAATCACGTCTACGGCCCCCAGAGCAATTTCCGCCTCGAACTGAGCGAGCGCGACCGCCGCTGGCTCCGTTCGATAGCAGACGGCACGCGGGTCAAAGAATTGCACCACAGCGAAGTTTACGCGCGCAACCAAATGCAGATCGTCCGCGAGATTCTCGGAGTCCGCACCACTTCTCAGGCCATCGCCTTGGCCTTGCGGACGGGGATCATCGAGTGACGCCGTGAACTCTCCCGACATCAGTTACGTCGTCTCCTGCTTCAACCGTCCCAAGTTGCTTCCCGTTTGCCTCTATTCGCTCGCCGCGCAAACTCACAAAGACTTCGAAGTGCTGGTCACGGACAATTCAGTGGACGAGGACGTGGCGTCGAGGCATCGGTCCACCGTGTCGGGCATGAAGGACCAGCGTTTCCGTTACTATCGCACGGCGAACAAGATCAAGATTTCCGACTGCTACTGGTCCGCGGAGTGGGCGATCAGGCACCACGCCAGCGGCAACTGGTACTGCTTCCCTTGCGACGACACCTATTACGTGCCGGAGTTC